CGAGGTCATCCAGTCCGTCCTGCCTCCGCTGGCCGACGCGATCTCTCGCGTGGTCGAGGCGCTCCAGCCGTTCCTCCAGGCACTGCTCGCGGTCGTCAACTTCCTGATGCCGATCCTCGTGCCGGTGCTCCAGTTCATCATCGAGATCCTGGCCGGCGCCTTCGTCGCCGCGATCAACGGTGTGGGCCTGGTCCTCGAAGGACTGAAGGAACTGTTCGTCGGAGTCTTCGACTACATCGTCGGCTACTTCAAGATGATCTGGGGCATCTTCGAGGGCCTGTGGAGCGGCAACTGGGACACCTTCGAGGAGGGCTTCTCCCAGCTCTGGAAGGGCATCAAGGGGATGCTCAAGGGCGCCTGGGACGCGATCCTGGGCGCGCTCGAAGTCTTCCTGAACATCGGCATCATCGGCGCGGCCGGCAAGGGCCTGAAGGCCATCGGCGCGCTGTTCAAGGCCGGTTGGAAGGCAGTCGGCGAGATCTTCACGGGCGCGTTCAACGCGCTCCGCGGGTACGTCGGCGTCGGCCTGACCGGAATCCGCGGTCTCGTCTCTGACGGCATCGCCGCGATCGGCCGGTTCTTCTCCTCGGGCTGGAGCACGATCCGTTCCACCGCCTCCTCGGCGCTGGGCAAGCTGGTCTCCACGATCAGCGAGTGGGTCGGCAAGGCCGTGACCACGGTCAAGGGTCTGCCCGGCAAGGCGAAGTCCGCGCTCGGGTCGCTCGGTTCGACGCTGATGACCGCCGGCAAGGAGCTCATCCGGGGCTTCATCTCCGGTATCAGCTCGATGTTCGGCGAGGTCAAGTCCAAGCTCGGCAGCCTCACCTCGAAGCTGACCGACTGGAAGGGTCCGCTCCCCAAGGACAAGGTCCTTCTCTACAACGCCGGTGTTGTGATCATCAAGGGTCTGATCAAGGGCCTTGAGTCGCAGTTCGACAACGTGAAGAAGAGCCTCACCGACCTGACGGGGCTGATCGGCAAGGCCAAGCTGAGCAAGTCGCTGACGGCCAGGGTCAAGGCGGACCAGGCGCATCTCAACACGCTGCTCAAGTCCTACGAGAAGCTGTCGAAGCAGCTCGACGACGCCAAGAAGAACCTCGCGGACCTCAAGGCGGCCAAGGCCGACTACGCCGCGAGCATCGCCCAGAAGATCGTTGACGACGCCAACGTCACGAACATGGAGGGCGGCTTCAAGGGGATCATCGAGCAGCTCACGCAGGCTCGGGACCAGGCGAAGCACTTCGCGGACGTGCTGGCCAAGCTGAAGAAGCTCGGCCTGAACTCCGAGATGTTCGACCAGCTCGCGCAGGCCGGCCCCCAGGCAGGCATGGATGCGGCTGAGGCGATCCTCGGTGCGGGCAAGGCCGGCGTCGACCAGGTCAACCAGTTGGAGAAGGACATCGCCAGCGCGGCCGGCAAGGTCGGCGCGACTGCAAGCCAGGTGATGTACGACAACGGCATCCACATGGCTGAGGGCTTGGTCAAGGGTCTGGAATCCCAGGCCGACAAGATCGAGAAGCAGATGCTGAAGATCGCCGACTCGATGGTCAAGGCCATCAAGAAGGCACTCGGCATCCACTCCCCCTCGCGGGTGGCGAAGAAGCTCGGCTCGTACTTCGGGCAGGGCTTCTCCCTCGGCGTGGTCGGCGAGAAGTCCAACATCGCCCAGGCGGTCGAGGACTCCCTGCTCGTCGGTCCGTCCTCCAACTCCACGGCGCGCAACATCGCTTCGGCGGTCGGCAGCGCCCTGAGCAGCGGCTCCTCGACGGGAGGCAGCTCGAAGACCCTCAACTACTACGCGGCACCCGGCTCCTCGCTCGGCTCTGAAGAGGATCTGTTCGCCGCCGCCAACCGAGCACGGATGGGATGGTGAAAGTGTGCCAAAGCTCCTGCTCGTGAGCGGCGCTGACACGATCGACCTCAACGAGATCGACGAGCTGGGGGTGGGTTTCCAGGCCAAGTCCGGTGTGACTGGCCTGGGCCTGCCCCCTGTGTCGGTCCAGTGGTTGGAGGGCGCCGGAGACGGCGCCGTCTTCCGCGGGACTCGCGTACAGACGAGGGACATCGACCTCCCTCTCGACATCCTCGCGCTCGACCGCGCGGACCTACAGGACAAGCTCTCCCGGCTGGCTCTCATGCTGGCCGGGGGGTGCTCCCTGGTCCTCGACGACAACGGCGTCCGGTGGTCGACCGAGGTCCACCGCGTCGGCGGTGGCGAGTACACCTACGGCGAGGACACGGTCGGGGCGAACGAGTTCCAGACCATCCTCACGCTGCGGGCCGGCGACCCGTACTTCACCAGCTCTCAGCAGCAGGTGCGTACGGTCTCCGGCGCGGTCGCGGGGACACCGTTCCTGTCCAGCCTCGTGTCCATGCAGGTCGCCCCCTCGCAGGCGATCGGCTCCATCGACCTCTCGAACTCGGGTGACGTTGCGGCGTACCCGGTGTGGGAGGTCCGCGGTCCTGGTGACCACTTCGTCGCGACGTCACCCAGTGGCGAGACGCTGAAGTGGAACGGCACCCTGACTGCCGGACAGAAGCTGATCGTCGACACCCGCAAGGGGACGGTGCAAGACGGGACCGGTGCCAACCGGTACGACCTGTTGGACACCGCCCCGCGGTTCTGGACCGTCCAGCCGGGCGAGTCCACCGCGACCGCCTCCCTGTTGAACACCACCAGCGCCTCGCAGATCACCTGCTCCTGGTATCCCCGGAAGTGGATGGTGATCTGAGTGCGCCTGGAAGACATCACCGTCGAGGTGCGTGACAAGGCTCTGGTCCGCAGGGGCATCATCCGCCCCGAGGAACTGAACCTGGAGCTCACCGACAACTTCAACAACATCGGCTCCTGGGCGCTGAGCCTGGCGTCGGAGCATCCGCTGTGTGACACGCTGCGGACGCCCGGCGCCGGGATCATCGTCACCGGGCCTGACGATGTCTTGCTGTCCGGGCCGATGGTGAAGTCGGAGTTCTCTTCGACCCCCACCGACCCGGACGGCACGGTCTCCTTCGAGGGCGTGTCAGACACCGTCTGTCTTGCAGATGCGCTGGCCTTCCCGCAGCCGTCCAACCCGGACGGCGCCAGCCAGGCCGAAGCGCATGACGTGCGCACCGGCAAGGTCGAGACCGTCATGCACGCGTACGTCAACGCGAACATCGGTCCCCTCGCTCCCGCCGCCCGTCGCAAGACGGGGCTCGTCATGGGCACGGACCAGGCGCGCGGGCCGATCATCAACCAGTCCGCCCGCTTCCCCGTGCTGGGCAACCTGCTCACCGAGATCGCCCTCCTGGCCAGCCTCGGCTTCCGGGTCGTGCAGCGCGGGGCGAACCTGGTCTTCGAGACCTACGCCATCACCGACCGCACGGCCTTCGTCCGGCTCGACGTCCGCAACGGGACGCTGTCCGGGCAGAGGGTCGGCATCTCCCCGCCCGGCGTCACGCGCGCCATCGTGGCGGGCCAGGGCGACCTCACCGACCGGCAGTTCCTCCAGGTCGACAGCGCCGAGTCCATCGCCGCAGAGGCTGACTGGGGCCGGCGCATCGAGCAGTTCATCGACCAGCGCAACACCGACGACTGGACCGAGCTCAAGCAGGCCGGCGACGAGGCCATCGCAGACGCGGGCTTCACCGCGGTCAACGTCCAGGTCGTCCCGATGGAGGACAGCCAGGCCCGCTTCGGCAAGGAGTGGGGACTCGGCGACGCCCTGGTGGTCATCGTCGATGACCAGGAGCTGAAGTCCACCGTCACCGGCTACGTCATCAAGGCAGACCGGGACGGCTTCCGGCTCGGCGCCCTGCTCGGCGACGCCACCGGCTTCGACGCGGACGCGGCCCTGAGCAAGCGCGTGACCAACACCGAGAACCGCCTGTCCAACCTGGAGGCCAACTCCGGGGGCGGCGCCTCTTCATCCGACCAGATCATGCAAATCATGGGGGTGTGGTAAGCGATGGCGAACACGCCGAAGCGCCTTTCCAGAGGCACCACGACGACGACGCTGACGAGCATCTACACGGTGCCGTCGAACACGACGACGATCGTGACGAACATCGTGGTGGCCAACTCTGGCACCACCGCGGCGACGATCCTGCTCCAGCTCAACGGGCTGGCGATCATCCCGAACACCCCGCTCCCCGGTAACGGCATCTTCACCCTCGACATCTCCCAGGTGATGGACGCGGGCGACACCGTCAAGATCCAGGGCAGCGCGACGACCTGCTCGTACTTCATCAGCGGAGTGGAGGTGACCGCCTGATGGGCTTCTCCGTGATCCCGGAACCGGCCGTCTCCGGCTTCACTGGCCCGACCGGTGCGGCTGGCCCGGCCGGACCTGCGGGTGTCATCCAGTCCGTGAACGGCAAGAGTGCCGCCTCGGTCACCCTGACCGCAGCCGACGTCAACGCCCTGCCGTCCAACGCTCCCGCCACCCTCGCCGCGACGTACATGAACATCGACAGGTCCGCGGGGAACTACCGCGCGTACCGGTGGCTGACCGATGGAGTCAGCCGCTGGGAGGCCCAGGTCGACGACGTCGCGGAAGCAGGCAGCGCGGCCGGCTCCGACTTCCGCCTCTCGGCACGCAACGACGACGGCACGTTCAACAAGACCGTCATCCACGCCAAGCGGTCGGACGGCACCATCACCTTCGGCACGACCGTGCACCACGGCACCGCCCAGGTCACCTCGGCCGGCGCGCTGGGCCTGCGCGATCTGTCCACCGACCCGGCTACCACCACGGGCGGTGTCTTCCTCTACTCGAAGGCCGGCCTGCCGTACATCAAGCAGGCGGACGGCACCGTCTTCCAGGTCGGGTCCGGCGGCACGGCCCCCGTCACCTCGGTCAACTCCAAGACCGGCGCAGTCGTCCTGGCCGCGTCCGATGTCTCTGCCGTCCCGGCCGCATCGGTCGGCGCCGCTTCCGGCGTCGCCCAGCTCGACTCGACGACGCGCCTGCCGATCGGGCAGATCCCCACGGTGGTGTCGAAGAACGAGTGGACGCCGCAGGCCCTCGGCTTCCAGGCGTGGTCCCTCGACCCGGCGACGCTGGCCACTCCCACGGTCGGGCGCGCGATCACCATCGGCCGCACCTACCTGGCCGGGTTCAACATCACCGAGCCCACCACGGTCAGCAAGCTCTTCGTGTTCGCCGCAGGTTGGGCCGGATCGACTGTCGTCCCGGCAGCCCGGTTCTTCGCCGGCCTCTACAAGGAGGACGGCACCAGCCTCATCAGCTCGGGCACCACGGCCCTGTCGAACATCGGGGCCGCAGGCCAGACGACCGGTTCGCCCACCGTGCAGCAGAACTCGCACGCGGGCGCCGTGCCCTTCCCGTTCACCGGGTCGGTCACCTTGCAGCCGGGCCGGTACTGGGGCGCCTTCCTCATGAGTGCCGGCGCGAGCACGGACTTCTACTACTTCTACGCGCAGAACGAGGCGGCGACGAACACGTCGATCTTCCACAACCTGTCCAGCGCGTTCGTCCGCAACGCCTACGTCAGCGGCATGGCGAACCTGACGACCGCGCTCACGAAGGCCAACTTCCAGCTCAACCACGACCAGATGGTCATGGCCCTCGCGTAAGGAGTGTGCAAGTGGGAGCGTCCCTCTACCCGCCCCCGGTCGTGAGCGCGACCGTCACCACGACCGGACTGACGCCGGGCGCGGGGGTCATCGTGAACAACTTCCAGGGCCGGAAGATCAACGGCGTCTGCTCGTTCGCCTTCGACCTGGCCGTCACGACCAAGTTCAACGCGGGCACCACGGCCCCGTACAACCTCGCCGACACCGTCATCGCGACTCTGCCTTCCGGCTACTGGCCGGCCCGCACGGTCACGGCCCTCTACTCGACGGGCTTCGCGGACGGCGAGTGCGACGTCACGGCGGACGGCAACGTCACCATCCGAACCACGAACACCTACAGCATCGAAGTCGGCGAAACGATCCGCTGCTCCGGCGCTTTCGTCCTGTAACCCAAGGAGGGCCCAGCAAGTGGCGATCACGTCCTACCCCTTCGACAGCCAGACTGTCACCGAGACCGACTACTCCCGACTCTTCCGAGAGTTCCAGTCCACTGGCGTTGCCGATGGCGTGGGCGGCGGCTCGCTCTACACGTACGCGGACGGCACGGGCATGACCGTGAAGGTCGCCTCCGGCTTTGCGATCGTGCGCGGTCACGCCATCTACTCGACGGCGACCGAGGTGCTGACGATCGCGGCGTCCGGCACGTCTTCCCGCGTGGACCGTGTGGTCCTCAAGCTCGACCCGGCGACGAACAGCATCACGCTGGCGGTCAAGCAGGGGACGGCCGGCTCGTCGACTCCGCCCGCCCTGACCCAGACCGACACGGGCGTCTACGAGCTCTCGTTGGCTCGGGTCACGGTCGGGGCCAACGTCACCTCGATCTCCGCGGCCTCCGTCCAGGGCGAGCGGAAGTTCGTCGGCAACACGGTCGGCGGCTGGACCACCGACACCCGCCCGGACACTCCCCGGATCGGCCGGCTCGGCTTCAACCAGTCGACGAGCTCGTGGGAGTTCTGGAACGGCACGGCCTGGTCCGACATGGCGCCGTCCGTGTCCTGGTCCGCGCTGACCGGCAAGCCGACCACGTTCACCCCGGCCAGCCACACGCACCTGTGGGCCGACCTGACCGACAAGCCGACGACGTTCGCGCCGACCTCGCACACGCATGACTGGTCGCAGATCACGGGCGAGCCGGCGACCTTCCCGCCGTCCACCCACTCCCACACGTGGTCCTCGATCACCTCGAAGCCGACCACGTTCACCCCGGCCTCGCACTCCCACTCCAGCTACCTGGAGTCCGGCGACACGATCTCCTGGGCCAACGGCTCGAAGAAGCCGCACGCCAACTCGGTGTCCGGGTCGGGCACGTACTACGCGGTGTGGGTCGAGGGCGATGGAACCTTCGCCCGCAACACCTCCTCGATCAAGTTCAAGGAGAACGTCCGCGACTACGTCATCGACCCCGACGACGTGCTGAAGCTCCGCCCGGTCATCTACGACCGCAAGGACCAGCTCGAAGACGACGGCACCGTGCGCGAGGGCCGCAAGGACGAGGTCGGCCTCATCGCGGAGGAGACCGAGAAGGCCGGCCTGGGCTGGCTCATCAACTACCTGGACGGCGAAGTGGACGGGCTGCGCTACGACCTGCTCGGCGTCGCCCTGGTCCCCCTGGCCCAGCGCCAGGCCCGGCAGATCAGCGACCTCGAAGCCCGCCTCGCCGAGCTGGAGGCCAAGCTCTCGTGAGCGTGCTGGCTTCGGACTCAAGTGTGCAAGTTGCGCTGGTGTCCGCGGGAGGCACTCTCGGCGTCGCCCTGGTGGGCGTTGTCGTCGAGCTCCTGCGGCGCCAGGCCGGCGCCATAAACGAGGTGCGCGAGCACACGCAGGAAGCGCGCGACCAGGTCGCCAACACCCACTCGACGAACCTGCGCGACGACTTGGACGCGGTGGCCCACCGCATCGACCGGGTGCTCGCGCTCCAGGAGCGGCACAGCGAGGACATCGCTGCCCTGCGCTCCGACATCTCCCACGAACGCCGCGAGCGCCTCGCCGTGGCGGAACGACTCGACGACCACATGGCCGCGAACGCGGCCTGACAACAGGAGGTTGTGCAAGTGACACAGGTAGCAAAGGTTCTCTCGGTCGCGAAGGCCGAAGTCGGTACCCACGAGAAGAAGTCGGGTGGCCACTGGGTCAACGACTCGAAGTACAACCGCTGGTTCGGCAAGATCCCCGGCTACGACCAGGACGGCTACGGCTGGCCCTGGTGCGCCGCGTACGTGGCGTGGGTGGCGGCCGAGGCGGGCGTCCCCGCGCTGTACCCCAAGACGGCCGGCTGCCAGACCGCGGTCGCCTGGTACAAGCGCCAGGGCCGCTTCAGCGAGTTCCCCGGCATCGGGGCGCAGGTGTTCTTCGGCAGTGGTGGCGGCGCCCACACGGGCATCGTCTATGACTACGACGACACCTACATCTACACGTACGAGGGCAACACGAACGTGAACGGGAGCGCCGAGGGCGACGGCGTCTACGCGCGGAAGCGGGTGCGCCGGGACGCCTACGTGTACGGCTACGGCTACCCGAAGTTCGCGGAGGGCATCAAGTCGGCCGACCCGAAGTTCAAGGACGAGGCGCCCAAGGCGGAGTCCAAGCCTGCTCCGTCCAAGCCCGCTCCGTCCAAGCCGGCCCCGAGCAAGCCTGCTCCCGCGAAGCCCGCGCCCTCGAAGATCGTGGCCCTGAACGCTGCGGTGAAGCCCGGCGCCAAGCACGCCCAGGTCAAGGATCTCCAGCACTTCCTGGTCAAGGCGGGCTACGGCCCGATCCCCGGCGCCTACACCACCTACTACGGCGTCGAGACCCAGAAGGCGGTCGCCCGGTTCCACAACAAGAACCCGCACCTGAAGACCGCGGGTGTCTCGTACGACCCGGTCATCGGCAAGTCCGGCTTCAAGGAGCTCCAGAAGGAGGCAGGCATCAAGTGAGCAAGCACGCGAAGGTGACGAGCAAGGGCCTGGCGCGTATCGCGTCGGCCCTGCCCACCAGGTACAAGTCCAAGGCCGGGCTGGTTGCGGCCGGCCTCGGTGTGACCCTGTCCCTGGCTACCTACTTCGGCACCGACTACCCGCAGTTCTCGCTCGTCATCCAGGCGCTGACCGCGTTCGGGTTCGTCGAGCAGACTGACTCGGAATGAGAGAAGCCCCCGCTGGCCTGACGGCTGGCGGGGGCTTTCTTGTCGTCTCAGTTCTTCTTGGCTGCCTCGATCTCCTCCAGGCTGACCACCTTCGGTCGCCGCCGGGAGGTCGTCTTCTTGGCTGTGGCCGGCGCCGGGGCCGGAGCCTTCTTGGCCGGAGCCTTCTTGGCCGGCGCGGGCTCGGCCTTGGTCTCAGGTTCACACACCGGCTCGGGCGGCTCGACGACCTCCGCCTCCTCCAGCCACTCCTCGAAGGGCTCGGCGTGCTCCTCGCACAGATCCTTCGAGACGGTGCGACCATCGCTCGCTGTGATGGTGTAAGTCTTCGCGGGGAACTTCTTGTCGATGTCGCACGCCGTGACTTGCAGCTTCATACTTCCCTCCGGTGTGCATGTTGGTGTGACGTCCACGATACCCGTGCGCTGTTGACTGTGTAGGTGTACCGTGGAAGTGTTACATGCTCAAGATCAAGTTTCACAGCGAGGAGGCACATGGGAGCGCGCAAGATCCAAGACGAGCAGGAGGTCATCCGCTGGTTCGAGGAGGGTCGCACCTACGCGTGGATGATCGAGGAGTACAAGCGGAAGTACAACATCGACACAGTCCCCTCCATGTGGGGGAACTTCCGTCGTCGCCGCGGCCTCGATCGGCGGATCGTCCGGGATGACGAGCTCATCCCCTGGTTCGTGAAAGAGGAGCACCGCTGGGCTTACCCGCTCGCGATGCTTCGCGCGGAGGCACGGCGCCGCGCCGGCAAGGAGCTGACGGAGACAGACGCCGGCCGGCTGGCGAACTGGCTGGAGATGCTCAAGGAGGAGAAGGCGGTCGTGCACTACGACCCCGACACCGAAGAGGGCTTCTTCTACGTGCCTCGTCAGGAGGGTGATGACGACCTCATCCACAACCCAGCACAAAAGACGACACCCCGCCCCAACGCCGACAAGTAGACGCCGGCACCCAGCTCGTGAGAGCCCCTCGCATCCGAACTGCGAGGGGCTCTCCGCTGTCCAGCTTAGGCTCGCCTGTCCCGATCTGGGCGGACTCCTTTGAATCTTCAAAGAATCTTGGAAAACCGTACAACCTTCTGCCTCCTTACGGAGTCGTAGGTTCCGAAAGTGAGAGAATGGTGAACTACTTGACAGTTCATCTATCTCTCGTGCACTATGGATCATCTAAGCGACACTTGCACAGAAGGAGGATTCGAGTGGCAGTCTTCGAGGGGGCGGATACTTCATCTTCAGCGCGCGGAGGATGGTGCGCTGAGTACAAGTCCCCGGACGCCCTCATCACCCTCGTGGTGGACGAAGAGGAGTACGACTTCCACATCGACGCGAGGCCGGGCTACAAGGCCAGCGCGATGACGGAGGTTCTGAAAACGGCCGAGAGTCGGGGCCTGGAGCTCCTCGACGAAGACGAGTGCGAGCCCGAGATCCTGGAAGACGGCACCGTCCGCATCTACCTCGCTCCCGTTACCGAGTACGCAGTCGCGCAGACCGCCGTCCCCGTGAGGCCGGTCCGCTCGATGGTCAGGCGCACGGCCGGCACATTCGCCCTCGCAGCCTGCGTCGCCTCCGCCCTCCTGCTCCCCAGCCCGGTGGGCACGAGCTACCCGGACGCCATCAGCGAAGTGTTCGACAGCATCAGCATCAACGACCCCGGCGCAGTTGAGCCGGCACCTGAACCCACGCCCCCGAACGAAGGAGTACTGAGTGGCCTTGAATCTCCTGGAGATCCCGCAGCAGTCCCGGCCCGCACATCCGAATCACTCCGTCCCAAGGGACGGGTGGAGCAGGCCGCTTATCGTTCCCGAGACCGGCGGCAAGCCGAAGGGACACACCCGCACCACCACGTTCATCGACTGCATCGAGGACAAGTCGAGCCTGATCGACTGGCAAGGCCGGATGGTCCTGCTCGGGTCATCCAAGCGGCCCGACTTGCTGGAAGCCGCTAGGGCTCTCGACCCTGACGACCCTGCCGACAAGAAGAAGCTCAACGCCCTGACAGAGCAGGCCAAGGACGCGGCCGGCGCGAACGAGAAGTCGCGCAAGGGCACCTACCTGCACGACCTGTCGGAGTACGTGGACCGCGGTGACCCGCTGCCCAGCACCATCTCGGGCGCGGACCTCGACGACATGGCCGCGTACATGATGGCTACGTCCGTCCTGAAGGTCATCGCGATCGAGCAGTTCGTCGCAGTACCTGAGCTGTCCGTGGGTGGCACGTTCGACCGGCTGTCGTACTACGACGGACCCGGCCCGGACGGGAAGCCGATCTCGGGCAACTTCATCACGGACACCAAGACCGGAACGATCGAGTACGGCAAGCTCAAGATGGCATCGCAACTCGCGGTGTACTCGCGGGGCAAGCTGTACGACCACACCAGGTTCCCGGTAGACGCTTCGGACAAGAAGGCGTTTACCACCTGGAAGAAGACAGAGTTCACTGCCGAGGAGGCCGCCTCGGCGTACTCGCCGTTGCCTCCTGTGAACCAGGACTGGGGCATCATCGTCCACTTGCCAGCGGGCACCGGAGTGTGTAACTTGTACTGGGTCGACCTGAACATCGGGTGGGCACTTGCGAACCTTGCACTCACGATCCGCAAGGCGCGCTCGACGAAGGGCGCCATGAAGCCCTTCGTGACGCAGACCACATGAAGCGGAGTTGCTTTCAACTCCCAGAGTGTGTAAGTTGGACAACGAAGAAAGCGAAGGTTGCACACCGAGGGTGGGCAACGACAGCGAGAGAGAGGGGAACGGCAACCAGTGAGCGAACTGAGCGTCACGATCAAGTACGACAAGGGGCACGACGCCACCTGGGCGGTCTTCCGCGGGACGACCGGGGAGATCAGGGCGGACATCCTGGACTTCTTCGGGATGGACCCGGCCACGCAGGTGGGCCTGAGCCTGTCCAGCGTGGTGACGAACGCGACGCAGATCGCACACGGCAAGGGCCTGATCGCGACCGCCCTCGGGGCCACGGTCGTCGAGGAGACGACCGAGCCGGCCAAGCCCACTGACGACCCGTGGGCGGCGGCTTCGGCTGCGCAGTCTTCCGGCCCTTGGCCGGGAAGTGCAAGTGTGACTGAGCCGAAGAAGGAAGACCCCAACGCCTACATCCTCGGCGAGATCGAGAAGCAGACCACGGTCGACGGCTTGAAGAAGCTGTGGGCCGGCAACCAGTCCTTCTTCTCCGACGCTGCCGTCATGGCGGCCTGGAAGGCCAAGGGCAAGTCGCTCCAGTGAAGCCGAGCGACATCGGCTACTGCATCGCGGTGATCGCGCTGCTGGCCGGAAGCATCTTCGCCTGGACGTCCGCACCGTGCGGGCTCTGGGCGTACAGCAAGGCCGGCGACATGCCGGCTCGCTGCCTCACCAAGTAATCGCACCGTAACTGCCCGCGTGGGCAACGAACGAAGGAGATCAACACAGTGGCTCTCAACCTCATCGACATCCCGGTCCAGGGCGGCGGCTGGTTCAAGCCGAAGGACAACCTCGACGCGCCGGCCATCCTGGTGGAGGTCCACCAGTTCGAGCGTCAGCGCCCGACCCCGAACGGCCCGAAGGACTCCGTCCTCGCGGACGTGACCGTCTTCAAGGACGGCGGCGCGCTCCAGGCCGGCACCCCCGAGGTGACCAAGGGCCAGAGGATCGAGCAGACCATCCTCGCCCGCGACCTGGAGACCATCGTCGGCGGCGCCACGATCGTGCGCCTGGAGCAGGTGCCCCCGAAGAAGCCCGGCGCGCACCCGGCGTGGGTGTGGCGTCCGGTGACCGACTCGGCCGTGCGCAACGCGGTCGTCGCGTACGCCGAGAAGCGCGAGCAGGCCGCGGAGCAGGCTGTCGCCGACGCTCCGGACTTCGACTGACCTAACTGTGTAAGTGTAGCTGCGAGAAGAGGGGAGGGGGATGAGCGGGCGCCAGCCCGCAGGAGGGAGGGTCGAGTGAGACCTTCGAGAGATGAGTGGGCCCTCGGCATCGCCGACGAGGTGGCCACGATGGCTGACTGCACACGGGCCCAGGTGGGCGCCGTGATCCTGAGCCGACGTAAGCGGCTCCTGGGCGTGGGCTACAACGGCCTGCCGCCCGGTATCCCCGGATGTGCCACCGCGGGCAACTGTCCCCGAGGCCGGCTGTCCCGTGAGGACTGCGCTCCGGACAGCGACTACGCCAACTGCGCGGCCGATCACGCCGAGCGCAACGCGATCCGTGACGTGCTCGACAAGGGCATCCACCCCGACGAGCTGCTGGACGCGACGCTGTACGTCACCCGCAAGCCGTGCCCGGCCTGCCAGACCCTGATCGAAGCCGTAGGTATCGGACGCGTCGTCGTCCGTGGAGAGGAGGACAGCAAGTGCTCACCCCCGGAAGGTCCCTGGCGCTCCATGCTGCAAGTGGCCGTGAACTCCCGCGCGTAGAGGCGTTCGACGACCTGTACGCCATGGGCGTACGGCCCCGGCATGGCGAGGTCGTCATGGTGGCCGGCCGTTCCGGCACGCAGAAGTCGGGCTTCGCCCTGTTCTGGGTTGCCCAGATGAACCTGCCGTCGCTGTACTTCTCCGCTGACATGAGCGCCTTCACGGCGAGCTCCCGTCTTGCGTCGATGGCCACCAAGGACACGACGGAGATGGTCGAGGCCGGTATGGCGGAGGGCGGCAAGTACCGGCAGGCGTACATCGACGCGCTGGCCGACTCGAACATCACCTTCTCCTTCGGCTCCCCCATCACCTGGCGGGCGGTCGACGAGGAGCTGGAGGCGTACGTCGAGCTGTGGGACCGGTACCCCGAGGTGATCGTGTTCGACAACCTCATGGACTTCGAGGGCGCGGAGTCGGACTACACGGAGCAGATGGCCGTGATGCAGGGCTGCACCGAGCTGGCCCGCCACACGGGCGCGACGGTGATCATCCTGCACCACGCGAGCGACAAGAACTGGGAGGCCAAGACGAACCCTTGGGCTCCCCCGTCCCGTGACCAGGTCAAGGGCGGCCTGTCCGAGAAGCCCGAGCTCTCGCTGTCCGTGGCCCTGGACCCGACGTCGCTGGCCTACAACGTGGCGTGCATCAAGCAGCGCATGGGCCCCTGCGATCCGACAGCCGGCCGCTACGCGACGATGATCTGCCAGCCGGAGTACACGCGCTTCGCGAAGGCGGAGAAGCGGGCCATCGTGCAGGCGGCCCAGGCCAAGCCTGCCGAAGAGTGGTCGCCGACCAAGGTCGCGTTGTCCCTCGGGTCGTAGTGTGATACTGTCGCAAGACACAGCCGGGCACCCGCCCGGTTCAACTGGGAGGTGGTGTGCAAGTTGAGCAACAGCATCGCGGCACGGAACAAGCGCAACAAGAGGGTCGGCGCGCAGTGGGAGACGGACCTGCGCGAGGGCCTGCGCGGTGAGGGCTTCGACGTCGAGTCCCTGCGCCTGGCCGGCAAGGAGGACGAGGGCGACATGGTCGTCCGCGAGGGCGACGGCAAGTACCTGGTGATCGAGGCGAAGAACGCGAAGTTCGAGCCCGGTGTCTTCCTCGGTGAGGCCATCGTCGAGCGCGAGAACTTCGCCAAGCACCGCGGCCTGGACCTCGACGACGTCGAGTCCATCGTGGTCGTCAAGCGCCGGGGCAAGAACTGGCGCCACGCGTTCGTGCTCACGACTGTCGAGGACTACCTCGGGCTGGACCCGCAGTGATCGGGTTCATGGGCTGGGACATGACGCAGGCCGAGCTCGATGCGCTGCACGACGAGACGGAAGCGTTCTTCGCCTACATCGAAGACCCCGACTCCGACCTGGCCCTGATCCTCGCCGTCGAGGAGGCCCTGGAGGTGACGCACCCATGAGGTTCCACCGCATCGACGCTGACCAGGGCGGCGGTTCGGACAGCAAGCCCCTGCTCGACTCGGTCATGCACCACTTCGACGTGGACTTCAACGACCAGCGCAACGCGGGCATGGCCAAGTGCCCCCTGCACGACGACAACACCCCCTCGTTCAGCTACCGGCTCGACGAGGGGCTGTGGAACTGCCACTCCTGCGCGAATGGCGGGGACAGCTTCACCCTGATCGAGAAGTACCACGACATGCAGCTCGGCAAGGCGATCGACTTCAAGCAGGCCAAGGCGTACGCCAAGGAGCACGGCCTGGAGGAGGGCGCGGTCGCCAAGGAGACGGGCTACACCAGCCGCTACGGAGGCGGCCGGAAGGCAGCGGGCAAGAAGCCCGGACAGAAGCCAGGCGGCGGCTACGTGCCGGCCTGGAAGCGCAAGTAAGGAGGAGAACCAGCTTGGCCGAGCACGAACCGCTCACGCCGCTCTCGACGTCCCAGAAGGAGATGCTGGAGGAGGCAGTCGCCACCTACCAGGCCCACCTCAACGCCGAGACGGCTGCCTACCTGATCAAGCGAGGCATCGGGCGGGACGAGGCCCTGGCCTTCCGGCTCGGGATCGTCGCCGACCCGGCGCCCGGACACGAGAAGTACCGAGGGATGCTCGCCATCCCCTACCTCGGTCGAGACGGCCAGCCGCTCACCGTCCGCTTCCGGTGCCTGTCCGAGCACAACCACCGTGACTACTTCCACGGCAAGTACAACACCATCAAAGACGACATCCCCCGCATGTTCCATGTGGGCGCCGTCCACCGAGCAGGCGAAGAGATCCACGTCACCGAGGGCGAGCTCGACGCCATCATCCTCAACAAGCTCGGCCTGCACGCAGTCGCCATCCCCGGCGCCAACATGTGGTTCGGCCGGCACCGAAGGATGCTCGCCGGCTTCAACCGCGTGTGGACCTGGGCCGATCCGGACGACGCGGGCGCCGAGCTCACCGGCAAGATCACCCGTCAGCTTCGCACCGCCAAGGCCGTGCGCCTGAAGGCCGACGTGACCGACACCTACATGGCACACGGGGCCGAGCACGTGCTCTCCCTGGTGCAGAAGAAGGAGGACTGACAGTGGCAGACACCGCGACGCAGGCACCGAAGAAGACCAGCCGCAAGCCCGACCCGATGACGCGCGCCATCACCGACATGAAAGCCGCAGCCAAGCACCTGGGCGACTTCCAGGTGAAGCCGGTCCCCGAGGACCGCGCCGCGCTGCACGACCGCCGTTCGGCCGCGTGGGGCCGCGAGTACGCCGACTCCGGCACGTTCGACGCCCTGGTCCTCTCCCTCGCCTTCGAGGCCCTGGCCGGCCTCAACCCCACCGAGCGCCGCTACTCCCTCCTTCAGCTCTCCGCCGTGGCCCTGGACGAGGTCGTCAAGCTGGACGGCGCCGAGTGAGGCCCGAGGACGAGTCCCCCGAGGAGTGGGAGGAGGTCGAGGTCGTGAGCGTCCAGGCGGTCGTCGACCACTTCGCCAACACGAAGCGGGCAGCGTCCATCGTGGGCGACCTGCGTGCCGCCCTGCGCGGCGAGGGCTTCACCAAGGAGGAGACCTTCGAGCTGGTCCAGATGTACTGGGCCTCGGAGCTCGGGGCGTTCGACTGATGCACCTCCCCGGTACGCCCGGCCCGACCCTGATCGACATCTACTCCGCCCTGACCCTGGAGGAGCGGGACGCGCTGGTCCCCCACCTGATCGGCGACACCTCGGCCGACTGGCTGGCGTCCATCCTCCGCATCCACGGACACGACGTGTCCGCTACCACCATCCGCACGTACCGCCGATCTCTTCGGCAGGAAGGAGGCTCCAGTGAGCGAGCTGCTTGACGGACTCCTCGCCAAGCCGGTCGGCCCCGCGGTCCCCGCCCGGACCACCGACCCCGACAAGGACTTCACCCGCCAGATCGAGGTCAAGGGCGACGCTGCGGACGTGACCGTCCGGGCCGAGACCTTCGAGCAGACCGAGTCGGCCGCGACCGACGTGCTGCGCGGCCAGGGCCTGGACCCTGCCGAGTGGACCGTGACCGGCTTCCGCTCCTCGGAGTGGACCATGGCCAACGGTGACACGGGCGTGTCCACCCGCTTCTCTTTCGCCCGGTGTGCAAGTGTCACCGAGGGTGGAGGGCTTCCGCTCGACGACCTCCTCGCCGCGATCGACTCCACCCCGCCCGACCCGGTCACCATGTTCGTCCGGGACGGCGAGGAGTACACCTTCATCGTCGCCCTCGGCGACATGCAGTTCGGCAAGATCGACGGCGACGGAGTCGAGGGCACGCTCGCGCGGACCATCGCCTGCCTCGACAAGGCGGCCGACCTCCTCGCCGAGTACCGGCTCCGCTTCAACATCCGCCACGTCCACATCCCCTGGCTCGGCGACCACATCGAAGGCTTCGTCTCGCAGGGCGGCGCCAACACCTGGCGGACCCCGCTCACCCTCAACGAGCAGATCCGCCTCACCCGGCGCGTGATGCTCCATGCGCTCCTGCTCTTCGCGCCGATGTGCAGTCGCCTGACCATGGCCGCGGTGCCGGGCAACCACGGTGAAGCCGTCCGCTTCATGGGCAAGGGCGTCACCCGCTACGACGACAGCCACGACACCGAGTCCCTGATCGCCGTCAAGGACGCCGCCGACCTCAACCCCGAGCGCTTCGGTCACGTCGAGTTCTTCGTCCCCGACACGGACGAGCTGAGCGTCGTCGTCGAGTGCTCGGGCACCGTCGTCGCCCACGTCCACGGCCACCAGTTCAGGCCCGGCAAGCACTTCGAGTGGTGGAAGGGCCAGGCATTCGGCCGCAAGTCGGCCATGCACCAGGCGGACGTGCTCCTCGCCGGCCACCTGCACCACGAGTTCATCGAAGCGGACGGCCCGCGCACCTTCATCCAGGTGCCGTCGATGGAGTCGGAGTCCACGTGGTTCCGGCACAGCAAGGGCGCCGAAGGCGCCCCCGGACTGATCGTCGCAGTGACCAGCAAGGGCCGAGTGCCCGTGAAGGAGGTAGTAACAGCGTGAGTATCCAGATCACTGACCTGGAGGTGACCGAGTACGAGACGGCCGAACAGGCGCGCACGGACTGGTCGTTCATGCAGGACGACGAGACCTTGAAGGTCGCCGGGCGGGCGGCCTACCGCCTGTCGCAGGACTACGCCGACACCGGAACGATCGAGTACGACGACGCCTACCAGGAGGCGGTCATCATCCTGGCGACGAGGCCGGGCATGGTGCGCGAGTGCCTGTCCGACCCGAGCCTCGGGTACGGGGTGCTCTACACCCGGCTGCACCAGGCGCTCGTCAAGGTCGTGAGAACCGACGCCAAGCACCGCACGAAGCACACCTCGTACGAGGGTGCGCTCGACGTGATCGAGGTGGGCGCCTGATGGCCGGCTACAGCCGAGCGGTCGTCGAGAAGATACTGCCCGCCGTCTGGGACCAGGACGCGGCGTACGGCATGAAGAACGAGACCAGGCCCGACCCGGACATGCCGAAGGGGCACGTCGACAAGAAGAAGGGCTCCGACTTCCTGGTCCATCTCGCCGACGTCCGACTGGCCGTCGAGAAGGGGCCTCTCTCCTTCGACGAGAAGCAGGCCCTGTTCATGCGCTACTACCTGGACGACCTCCAGGACTACATCGCCAAGCACCAGGGCGTGACGCAGCAGGCGGTCTCGTACCGGATCGAGCGGGGCGTGGGCAAGCTCGCCGCCCACCTGAACGGCGAGAAGTACATCGACGGCTACGACCAGTTGGAGGACGACCCGAGTGAGTGAGACCGCGCCGGAACCGATCGAGGGTGTCGAGCCCCCGGCAGGGATGACCGAGTTCCACATGGAGTTCTGGGACGACCTGACCCTGACCTACTACTGGCGCAACGGGCCCGTCTACTCCCGCCCGTACAACGAGGACGAGCTGGCCAGCCGCGACAAGCGGATGGCGCTCGACGGGCTGCGGGCCCAGGCCGAGGAGGCGATCACCTACCTCGACCACCGCATCGACCTGAGCCTGACCTACCTCGTCAAGCCGGCGCCCACCGCGGAGGAGCTGGCGACGCAGGTCAAGGTGCTGTCCGACCTGGCCGCGTACAGCGCGGGCACGCTCAAGCGCCTGATCGTGGTGCTCGGTGAGCTGACCGGACGTCCGCTGTAGCGGACCAGGTGTGCAAGTGACGCAGGGGGCGGCCATCCGGGTCGCCCTCTTGAGGCAGTGAGAGACCCCGAACTTCAGGAGGAACACAGCAGTGACGACCGACATCCAGGTTCCGTTCGGCCCCACGGGCGAGCTGGTCTACAACCGCACATACAGCCGCACGCTGGCCGATGGCTCGAAGGAGACCTGGCCGGACACGGTCCGCCGCGTAGCGCGCGGCAACCTCGCCCTCGTCCACGGCCCCGACATGAGCACCTGGCCGAAGGAGGCCCTGGCCGAACACGAGGAGCTGGTCTACTGCATGGACCAGTTCGCGATCATCCCCGCGGGGCGCCACCTCTGGGCCACGGGCGTGAAGGGCCGCCAGTACCTGTTCAACTGCCACGTCGCTCCGTGGGGCGACGAGCTCAGCCGGCACTTCGAGTTCACCTTCATGCGCCTGATGGAAGGCGGCGGGGTCGGCGGCAACTACAGCTCCAAGTACCTCGCCCCGTTCGGTGCCCCGCGCCGCGAGCTCGACGTCCACGTGGTGTGCGACCCGATGCACCAGGACTACGAGGAGATGCGGGCCGCGGGCCTGCTGTCGACGGAGTACGACTCGGACTGGGCCGGCGCCTTCGAGGTCGAGGACTCCCGCGAGGGATGGGCTGACGCCCTGGTCGACCTGATCGACACGTTCATGAGCGACGGCGAGGTGAAGCACCGAGCCCGCGTTTACGACGTGAGCCGCGTGCGCTGCAAGGGCTCGCGCCTGAAGACGTTCGGCGGTACGGCAAGCGGCCCCGGCCCCTTCGCCCGGATGCTGGCCGAGGTCGGCTCCATCCTCTCTCGTGCCGCCACCGCGATCGTCGGCCACCTCACCCCCACCGAGGCCATGGAGATGGACCACGCCATCGCCGAGTGCGTGGTGTCCGGTGGTGTCCGACGCTCGGCCCGCATGGCGATCTGCGCCTGGGACGACCCGTTCATCGACGCCTTCCTGGACTGCAAGGCGGACGGCAGCAAGCACTGGACCACGAACATCTCGGTCGAGATCAACGCCGCCTTCATCAACGCGCTGGGCAGCATCGACACGGCCCTCGGCCTGGAGGCCCGTCACGTCCACTCCCGCGTGGTCGAGGGGATGCTCCGCAACGGTGAGCCCGGCTACTGGAACAGCACCTACTCCAACGAGGGAGAGGTCAACGAGGTCATCGCGACCAACCCGTGCGGAGAGATCGCGCTCCCTCCGACCGGTGCGTGCGTCCTGGGCCACGTCAACATGGACTACTTCGCCCCCAAGACCAAGGGCGGACAGGTCGACCGCGCCGGACTGGAGCGAGCACACCAGCTCACGACCCGCTTCCTGATCCGGGCCACGTACGGCGACATGACCGACGACGAGCAGCGCTTCGTCATGCACAGCGAGCGGCGCGTTGGTGTCGGTCACCTCGGAGTGCAGGGCTTCCTCGCCAAGCAGGGCATCCGCTACTCGGAGGCCGCCTACCGGTACGAGTTCCAGCACCTGCTCAACGACCTGGCGGACGCCGTCCGTGACGAGGCCCGCGAGTACGCCTTCGAGCTGCGGATACCCGAGCCCGTGAAGGTGACGACCGTGGCCCCGACCGGCTCGATCGCGAAGCTCCCCGGCGTGAGTGAGGGCATCCA